TGTTGCATTAATATCACACTCTATTCATTGTCTTGTTAATAGATATGAAGGGACAGCTAGGATATAAATAAAGAATATAAAGGGCTTTGTTCTCTTTTTGTTCTCAAACCACCCCCCACCCCCCAAAAACGATTTTGTTCAATTATGGTATGGATTCCTCTCCACAGCGGAGGGACTTTTATAAATATTAACTTATGTTAATAGGTTGAACATATGTTGCTTTATGTCATTATGGGATATGAGAAAATTTATACAAATTAATAAACCCAAAACTTTATTACATTTTCAGAAGGGTAATCATATATATAGGTATGTATTAGTAGATAGATATGAATATACTAAAACACATCATAATGGCTTTGATGATAAGGAGCATATGACCGAAGCTGAAATTTTTCAGTTAATGAACCCCCGCAAGTTGCGTAGAAAATATATACACAAGAAATAATATTTGATATACTATTTTAATGGCAAAAGCTAAATGGAAAGAAAAAGAATGGGAACCTAAAACAAGGAAACAAATAGGTAGGCACAAAAAGCGGATGAATAAGGATGAAAAAAGAAGTTATAAAAAAAATAGGGGACAAGGAAGATAAAAGAACCTATAAAAAGGAAAAGGATTATAATACAGATATGACATATGAGAATGAGTTAAATAGGTTTCTTGATGACATAGCTAATAATACTCCAAACGAAGGACAATTTGATGAATCTTAAAGAAGGTGCAAAAGTTAGTACAGATATTAAATCATTAATAGCTATCATTATAGGGGTAGGTATTGGTGTATGGGCATATTTTGGTGTAATAGAAAAATTAAACCAACATAGTACAACATTACAATTATATAAATCTGATTTAGAAAAGAACACAGAATTTAGAATAGGTTGGCCACGGGGTACTTTAGGTTCATTACCCGCAGATAGTGAACAATTTATGCTTATTGAGGATTTATATAAACAGGTAGAAAAATTACAAATTCAACAAGAAGCTGGAATGCACAATAAAGTGAATATAGAATTTATACAAAAACAATTAGAAAAGGCTTTAGAAGATATTGAAATGTTAAAAGACAAAGCGAGAGATATGCATTATAAGAACGGGAACGGAAGTTAAAATGATTGAAACAGTAATAGCATTATTAATGATAGTGAATAACGAAATACAAGAACATAGAATACAAGAATCTATGTCAGCTTGTTTAAAAGGAAAAAGAATTGCAGATCGCCAATTAAAATCTGGTGGGAATGTTAGGTATCAATGTTTAAAATCAGAAGCAGAAATTGAGATATATTTAGACAAAAAACATATCAAAAAACTAATCTTAAAATAGGAGTACGATTATGGAGGAACCTCTATATGAAATCCATAATTCTTTTCGAATTGACTAATTTTCGTTGGTTGGGCTTTTTTTTAGCTATGCTGGGGGTATATCTGCTTTCAGACGGCGATTACTTTGGTAATCCAATGGTTCAGTCCATAGGATGGGGAAGTGCTTGTCTTTCGGCTTTATTTTGGGTAATAATGGGTGTAAAGGATAGGGATGTACCAAGAACATTAATGGAATTGGTATATATGATATTAGCATTACGAGCTATTATAAATTGGATGGTATAATGGATAATGAAAGTCTAGCTAAAGCAATAAAAATTGCTAAAGAACTAGAAAGACGAAAAGCAACCAATATTATGGAAGAGTATAGTCCATATGACTACCAAAAAAAATTTCACAACACATTAGCTAGTCAAAGATTATTAATGGCTGGTAATAGGGTCGGGAAGTCGTTTTGCGGGGCAATGGAAATTGCGTACCATATGACGGGCAAATACCCAATGTGGTGGGAAGGCAGAAAATTTAATAGACCTATAAGAGCATGGGTAGGGGGAGTTTCAAATGAAACCACTCGGGATGTCTGCCAAAAAGAACTTCTCGGCCAACCAGATGATCCAACTGCAAGAGGGACAGGTTCAATTCCCTTAAATGATATTGGTGATACAGTTAGAAAAGCTGGTGTACCAAATGCAGTAAACTCCGTTGTAGTAAAACATATTACAGGAGGATATTCAAGACTAGGTTTTAAAGCATATGAAATGGGAAAAGAAAAATGGATGGGTGAAAGTTTAGATGTAATATGGCTAGATGAGGAACCACCACAAGGTATATATTCACAAGCATTAACAAGAACAGCAGATAAAGGTGGAATTGTTTATATGACATTTACACCAGAACAAGGCATGACAGAAACAGTAGCACAATTTGTAAATAATTTAAAAGAAGGTCAAGCATTATTACAAGCAACATGGGATGATGCACCTCATATGACAAAAAAAGTAAGAGAACAAATATTAGAGGCATTACCACCACACGAAAGAAAAATGAGAGAAAGAGGTATTCCTGTACTTGGTTCTGGTTTAGTATTTCCAATAGCAGAAGAAGATATATTATGTGATCCAATAGATATACCTACTCATTGGCCTAGATTATGTGGAATAGATTTTGGATGGGATCACCCAACAGCAGTAGTATGGATTACATGGGATAGAGATAATGATATTGTATATTGTTATGATTCTTATGCTATGAGGCAAGAAACAGTACCAATACACGCATCAGCTATAAATGCTAGAGGTAGATGGATTCCTGTAGTATGGCCTATGGATGGAAGACAAGCAGATAAAGGATCGGGTAAAAACCTTACAGAACAATACAAAAAAGAAAGAGTTAATATGTTAAGAGAGCATTTTAGTAACCCCCCATCACAAGGTATGAAAGAAGGTACAGGTGGTAATTCTGTTGAAGCAGGAATAATGGAAATGCTAACAAGATTTAAAACAAAGAGATTGAAAATCTTTAAAAATCAAGGTAAACTGCTAGAGGAATTGCGAATGTACCATAGAAAAGATGGTAAGATTGTTCCAAGCCATGATGATGTAATATCGGCTTTAAGGTATTGTGTTATGTCATTAAGAAAAGCTAGGATCAAAAATTACGAACCTTTGCAAGTGCGTTCTGATTCTGAATTTAATTTATTTAATTAAGGAAAGGTAATATGGGTGGATTTGTAAGAGTATTTAGAAAAATATTTAGTAAACCTAAAACAGTTGTAGTTCAACAACAAGCTCCTGTTCAAGCTACTACACAAACTGCAAAAGCTACAGATGCTAAAACATCACAAGCTATGGCGGCAAGTAAAGCAGGAAAATATGGCACAAACACAATGATGAACGAAGCTACAGGTGTTGAAGAGGAAGCTAATATTTCTAAAACAGCTTTAGGTGGTCAAAGTATTAAAAAGAAAAAGAAATACGCATAGTTTATGATTGAAGTCGTTACAAACGACAAATGGCGACAACCTATAGGTAAATACCTAAAAGAAAAATGTTATATATCTGCTGATATAGGAGATGCATTTTCTTATATAGGATTTATAGAAGACGATAAAATATTAGGTGGATTTCTTTTTACAGATTTTGATGGGCATAATATATATGTTCATCTTGCTTTAGAAACTCCTAGAATTTTTAGTAGAAAACATATAAAATATGTTTTTGACTATGGTTTTAACCAATTAAAATGTGGTAGGATGACAGCAGTATGTCGTAATGGCTACGAAAGGAATGAACGCATTTTAAGTGGGACAGGATGGATAAAAGAAGGTATAGTAAGAAAAGTTATGAAAATAAATAATGAATTTGTGGATGCGGCTATATTTGGAATGCTAAAACACGAATGTAAATGGATAAAGGAGAAATAATGGGAGGAAAATCTCAACCTCAAATGCCACCACCTGTAGATACAGCGGCAGAAGATGCGGCGGCAAAAGCCGAAGCAAAATTAGAAGCTGAAAAAACTAAAATGATAGGTACCAAGAAAAAAGGTATGTATGGTACTATTATGACAACAGGAGAAGGTGTAGAAGAAGAAGCAACTACATCACAAAGTTTATTAGGTGGAAAAAAATATTAAATGGCATCCTTTGAATACATAAAAAAAAGATGTTCTGCATTAGAATCTGACAGACAAACTTGGGAAGATCATTGGCAAGATATATTAGATTATGTTATGCCAAGAAAAGCAGATGTTACTTTTGTAAGATCAAAAGGCGAAAAAAGAACAGAAGTATTATTTGATTCAACAGCTATTACAGCAAATAATTTATTAGCGGCAAGTTTACAAGGTACATTAACATCTGCATCATTACCTTGGTTTCATTTAAAATTAAGAGATGAAGAAGCAAATCAAGATCATGATGTTCAATTATGGTTAGAAGATTCTGCTAGAAGAATGTACGATATGTTTAATGAATCTAATTTTAATACAGAAGTACATGAATTATATTTAGATTTAACATCAATAGGTACAGGTGCAATATTTGTTGAAGAAGGAAATAATGGTTTTGAAAAAGATGGTATTCATTTTAATTGTTTACATATTGCAGAATATTTTATTCAAGAAAATGTAAATGGACAAGTAGATACACTTTATAGAAAATATAAATTAACAGCACGACAAGCAATAGAAGAATTTGGTGAAGAAAATATAGGTGAAAAAATAATTGAAGCCGCAAAAAATAAACCAGATAAACAATTTAGTTTTATACACGCAGTAGAACCTACAAAAGATTACGAAAGATCAACAGGTAAATCAAATACAAAATTACCTTTTCATTCTTGTCATGTTTGTGTTGAAGATAAAATGGTTGTTAGATCGGGAGGTTATAATGAATTTCCATATTTAGTTCCTAGATGGTCAAAAGCAACAGGTGAAATTTTTGGAAGATCACCAAGTTATAATGCATTACCAGATATTAAAACTTTAAACAAAGCAGTTGAAATAGGATTAAAAGCATGGGCTAAAGCTATTGATCCACCATTACTTGTTCAAGATGATGGTGTAATTGGTAGAGTTAGAATGACACCTGCTGGAATTACAGTAGTAAGATCAGATGGTGCAATTAAACCATTACAGATTGGTTCTAATTGGCAAATAACTGATATGAAAGAAAATCAATTAAGAACAGCAATTAGACAAGCATATTATTCAGACCAATTACAATTACAAGAAGGCCCACAAATGACGGCAACAGAAGTACAAGTTAGATATGAATTAATGCAAAGACTTCTTGGCCCAACATTAGGTAGATTCCAAAGTGAATTTTTAAATCCATTAATTGAAAGAATATTTGGTATTATGTTTAGAGCAGGTGCGTTATTACCAGAACCAGAAATGTTAAAAGGACAACAAATAGATGTAGAATATGTTGGGCCTTTAGCAAGATCACAAAGAATGGAAGAATCTGTAGCTATAGAAAGAGTATATGGTTTAGCAATGAATGTGGTACAAGTTGATCCAGCTATTATGGATAATATAAATCATGATGAAGCTATTAGATTAAGAGCAAAATTATTAGGTGTTCCTAAAACTGTTTTAAGAAGTAAAGATGAAGTTATGGAAATGAGAGAACAAAGAGCAGAACAACAAGCACAAATGGCGGCTATGCAACAACAACAAGCGGCAGGTGATGCAATGCAATCACAAGCTAAAGCGGCAAAAGATATGGCTGATCCACAAGTACAATCAATGATCGAAGATACACAACAAGAATTAGGCGGGGCAGAAGGTACTATTGAAGGAGTACAATAATGGCATCCGAAGACGATAAATTAAAACAATTAAAACAAGATTACAAAAACACTTTTTCTACAAAAGAAGGTGATGCTGTAATAGCTGATCTTAAA